GCCCATGATGGATTCAACACGATCAGGACCTCGTCGGACTTCAATTCCGGCGGGGTTCCGTATGGTTCCGTGGTTCTCTGCTTGGCTTCGACAAGATGATCGACATCGGGGCCGATGAAGATGCCGGAGGACCGCAGCACCCGCAGCCAAGCCTTGTTGATGTTCTTCATGTGACCTTGCCCAAACCCGTCGATCTGCAACGTAAGCGGCAGGGTCTGAAGATCGCTTTCATATGGCAATCCAACGATCACCTTGACAGCAGGGCGGTCCACGGTGATGGATCCGGAAGTCACTACTTTCTGCGTCATCACGGCACCATCACCAAGGATGCTGACGGTCTTGCCTTCCAGGTGCGACAAACCGCTAAACGTGTTGAACGCGCTAGCCCAGCTGCTGGTCGCCACGCCACGCAATCCCGATGCGGATGGGATCACGCGATCGGGTCGAACACTCACATCATTGGCACCGACCACCGTGTTGATGGTCAGGCGATATTCCTCGCCATCGGTGCCTGTCAGCACGATGACATCACCGACACCGGGATACCCAGGCAATCCAAACATGTGTATAGGTGCAATGTGCAGATTGAGCAGTTCCGACGGTCCCCAAATCGTTCCCCCAGTCAAGGTCATCAATTGCGTAACGTCGGTGTTTGTGCCATCGAATGACAGTCCGCTGTCAACAAAGAATGCCAGCGATGCATCTGTGATTGTCCGGCTTTGCATGCGCTCAACGTACCGAATCGTATTGCCATTGACGGTTCGCTTGACGATCACATACAACGCATCCTCGGTGCCTTCCGCAACCGCCGTGCAACTTTCAAACACGCCGTCTGTGTCGTGCTGGTGCCATGCGCCAATCTCCTGTTCCGGCACATAGGTCAAGCCAAGCAACTTGCCAGTCGATGACACAAACCAAAGCACCTGGTATGGCGCCTTGGTGTAGCACATGTCAAGGATGTCATAGGTGTCAAACAGGTGCGTCGCCCGGATGGACAGGTCGCCCGTGACGAACCCGCTTGCCTGCCATGAGTAGCCCAGCTCGCGGACATGCCCGCCACGCGCCGAGCAATACACGACGGTGTTGTTCACCAACGTCGGCTGGACATTGTTGGCGCCAACATACGCCTGCGGTCGCACCGAGATGGTGCTGGGAGTGATGGCGTCGCTGTTGATCGGTGACACGCGCCACTCGGCCGCGCTGGTCAGCAGCAGCAATTGGGTGAGCGGGACAATGTGCCGAATCGTGTTGGCTTCCCGCGATGCCACGCGGATTGACACACGGTCGCCATCCTCGACAGGAATGGAGTACGACATGTCGCTTTCCGTTCCCGACCTGGTGAACCACAGGTGTTGCGGGTCGTTGTTAGTGCCGGCAAACACCCGTCGCTGCTCGAAGTAACTGACCGCCTGCGGATAGTCGCCAGTTCCCGCGAACACGGTGTCAGCGGTCTTCGGAGTGTTGCCAAGGTCCGGCGAGATGTTGTTGTCCACAAACGATGTCGTGGACGATTGCCCGATCAAACCATACAGCCCGCTCTGACGCTTGTACACGTTGTAGCGCGCCGCGCCGGAAACAACAGACCATGACAATTGGTTGTACGAACCATCGACGTACAGGTTGTTGACAACATGCCCTTCTGGCGAAACCACGCTTTCGTCAATTCCGTTTGCGGCGACGGCGGTGATGACGTAATAGTTGTCAATGTCGTACGCGCGGATGCTTGCCTGCACAAGGCCGCCTGAACCGGAGTAAGCGGTGTATGCGCTGGTGTTGATTACGACGCCGGTGTCGATTTGCAGCAGCGTGAACTGCGTCACGCTCGGGATGGTGTGAATGATGTAGAAACCATCGGTCAATTGCGTCATGCTCGCGGACACGCCGCTGATGTACACGCTTTGACCGCGCGCGAATGCATGCTCGCTGTTGGTCGTGAACACGCCAGGATTTGCAAGGCTGACCGCCGTAATCTGATTGGCTCGGCCGCGATAAGCAGTCAGCGTCGGAGCTGATGTCGGGGCGGTCACGCTTGCGGCAAATGAAATGGTGGCAAGGCGCCAGTTCGTCGTGCCATACCGCCGCAGCTCACGCGGCGCATAGGACGGATGCACCAGCGTCAGCACATCAGCGGACTGCACATAGTGGATGTCAAACAAGTCCGCTTCTGCATACGGGCTGGGGATTTCGTAAATTGTCCCAGTTGGAAGCTGATACCAATACGTTGTGTTGGTTGGCAGATTTCCAGTAGTTGCCGCAATGCAGTAATACCTGCGGCTCAAATATGTAACAAGATCGCCAATTGCATACGTTGTGGCGCCGTTGTATGCGGACAGTTCCGAGGTGGCAAGGTATGCGCCTTGCGTGTAGAACCGGATGTACCCAGCACCAAGTTCAATCACCATTGTTTGCGTGGTGCTGTAGGTGAAAGGGATGAGCCTTGACTGCTTGCTGCTGTCCTTCACGGTCGCGACGTACTTGAAACCCGGACGGTTCTCGACCGGACCCTGTGGACGCGAGATGAAGTTGCGAACCTTTGCCGCGCCCGTCTGGTAGTGAACATCGTCAATCCGCCAATACATTTCGGGCGCGAGTTCACCGGAAGCGAACGACCTGAAGAATGTCCGCGTGTTTGCCATGGGTCAGCGTCCGGAAGTCCAGGGGACAATGTGTTCGGGCTTGATGCTGCGCTGCTGCGAATCCGATTCCTGCGCTTCCTTGAGGTACGACATCATCATCTGCATGCAACGCTTGGATTCAGCGGCGCCAGCTTCGCCCTTGAGCAACGGGCCAGCAAGCATCGACGCAAGGTGCCACACCAGCGTCTGCGTGAACAGCGGCGAGAACAGGTTGGTGTCGGTCACATGGACGGTGTAACGCAGCACCGCCGATTCCTGGTTGGTCAGCAGCACCTGCGTGCCATCGTCAAGAGTCTCGATGGTGAACGGCTGCGGCACATAGCGCCCAGCCGCGACCATCGGCGAGTAGTTGTACAGGTACATCGGCGTGTCGCTCGGCACGAAGTGCGTCGAGTAATCGTCGCCGGCATCGGCAGGAAGCACCGAGATGATGTTGATTGCGTTGACCGGGACGCCATAGGCGTACTTCCATTCCGGCCAGTTGTTGGTCATGGATGCAAGGGCAGCGCGCCGCATGGAAAAGTTCCAGTAATGCATCTCCAGCAGGCTGTCGCGCGCGATCGGGTAGAACCGATGGCAATGGTCGGACTGCGCCGAACCCTCCGGAGGATCAATGCTGGACAGCGTCGCGGTGTCACCGAGGTACGCCAGCGCCAGGTTGCAGATGTCAACTTCGGATGCCATTTAGTCCTCCTTTGCAAGAGAGGGGAGCCGTGGTTGCCCAACGACTCCCCTCTTTGCCTTGCAGCGTCGTGAGACTCACTCCGCGGCTTCAGTCACCTCGGCCGCCTGCTTCCGTCCACGCTTGACAGCGGGTTCCTTGGGCTGCTCGCCATCGGCGTATTCCACGCAGACATTGAGCGGGCCATTCAGCTCAAACACATCGCCGGCACGCCGGAACGAATTGTCGATGAAGCAATCAACCTTTGCGATGACCTTTGCCATGTCGTGTGTCTCCTTGTGATTAGATCACGCTGAAACCGGACGCGTAGAACTTCTTGCCGTCACCGATGTCGTTGACGACGTAAGCGTTCACGCTGCCGTTCGCGGGAGTGGTGCCAGCCACGGTGTACTTGGCACCGATGTACTGCGTCCCCTTGGAGAACAGCACGGGGTTGATGCGGACGGCGAACTGCGCCTTGGCAGTCAGGCTGGCAAGCGCGACAGCGCCAGCCGAACCCAGCGTGACAACGCCCGCGGACAAGGCGGTGTCGGTGGCGCCGATCACATCAATCGTGAGGCTGGTGAGGTTGTTGAACGCAGCGACGATGGTGAAGACCACATACAGGTCATCGCCTTCGCCGATGTCACGGGCGACCGACAGGTCGATCGTGTTGGTGGAAACGGCGGTCGCCGTGATCGCCTGCCCGGTGATGACGCCGGTGGCAGGGACGGTTCCCGAGAGAATCGAATTGTTCTCAAGAATCATTGGGTGTACCTCTTTCTTGGTTTGGAATTAGCTCGAAGTCACGATCGCTTCGGTGTTGACGATGGCATCGACGCGACGCAGCGGGACGCCCAGGAACGACAGCCACGAGTACGGCGTGCC